TATAATATGTTAGATTTTAAAACACTTAAAAAATCAATGTCAACAGACAATTGGATTGTCAAGGCTTACCACCATATTGATGGTAAAGCCACAATGGTTGAATTCGCTTCTGGTCTGAGTCACAGACATGCTAAAGAATACTTTGCTCGTTTACGTGATACTAATCAGTTTTCTCAAATAACTATGAAGGAGATATAATATGACAGTATATTTAGATATGGATGGAGTCATTGCAGACTTTTTTGGTAAACTTGAAGACAACTATAATGTTGATCATTGGAAATCAATTAAGAATATCACCAAGACATTGGCAGATATTGCTTGTACTGATTTCTTTTATCAGATAGAACCATTTCCAGAAACTGGTCAAATAGTTGCTCTTGTCGAAAGTCTCTCAGATGGAGATTGGGGTATCTGTTCTTCACCTCTCAGAGGCGATGAATATAACTCTGCTTATTGGAAGCGTAAATGGTTAGAAGATACTGGCTGTATGCCACATGATCTTGAAAAACTTATCTTTACCCATGAGAAACATCTCTGGGCTATTGATCGTATTACTGGTAAGCCTAATGTCTTAATTGATGATAAGCCTAGTAATATCAATGAGTGGATAAATGCCGGTGGTATCGGTATCTTGTTCCAGTGTAATAAAGATGATGTCGAATGGTTAGAGGATGTGCTTCTATCCTATGTGTAACATTATTGTAACACTTTTGCTGTTTTTGAAATTAATTTAAAAAAAGTTAAATTAGTTGTTTACATCTGGTATTAGATGTGTTATAAGAGTTATAGAAACAATAATTAAGGAACTACATTATGTCAAAGATTATCACAGCATTAAATAACTCAATCCGTAACGCAATCGTTAACCCAGAAAATTTAGATATCGATGGTAAGATCATCTGGAATTTTGTAGATGCTGATGCTTACCACGAGTGCTTTAAGTTTTATGCAAGCACAGAAGGCTTCTATAAAGACTTCGATAAAATTGCTCTTGAAATTCGTGCAGAGTTGCAAGAAGAAACTATGTCTAACAATTTTAGACCTCAAGTATAAAAAACTTTTAAAAAGGCGATAATAATACTTTACATCGCCTTTCTTATATGCTATACTACTTAAAGAAACAACATTGGAGATTACATATGACTATGACAGCAACTCAAAAAGCAGACCGTTTGGCCCTAATTAAAAAGATTGGCGATCGCCGTAACAAAATGGCTAAGATCAAAGCCAACTCTGCTCGCACTATGCAAAATGTAAAGCATACTAATATCAAGCCTAAGCGTAAGTCTGTGGAAGCTCCTAAAGAAACCCACAACATTTATCAGTGGACTGATGCTTCTAAGTATGCTGCCGAGTATTATGGCGAGACATTGTATCACACAACGAAATTCGATAACGATTGGGATTAATTTAGTTTAGTTAATTGTTATCGAAAAACCTATCAAGCATGTACAAGTTCTGATAGGTGGGTATAGACAGCTGGTACCGAATAGAAACCCAGACGTTGGCTGCTAACGATAATGCAGATAAGGGGAGAGGTTCTGCAGTAAGCCTCTCCCACGAAAACTATTTTAACTAGCGTCTGGTACGGAGGGCATTCTTTCTATCAAAGGGTTATTGCCTAAAAGTACACTTCCTTGTAGTTGTTTCTCAGGCGCTACTTTAAATAGTTTGGAGATTTATATGAGTATGCACATGATACAGGGCGTTCAAGTCCATGGTAAATCTAAGAAGAAAAAAGCACCAGGTTGGAAACAACGTGCAGCTGACCATGAAGCCTTTCTAAAAAAGATGGGTGTTGGTAAAGTTAAGGCTGATGCTGGTAATTCTATTCCAAATTATAACACTGGTCCTAGAATGACTTCTGATAAGGTTGCTGGTAATGGTACTAAGAAAGATGCCACACAATATACTGGTGATTATATTATCGGTATTGGTCAGATGCATAAGTCTAATGGTGTTCCTATTACTCGTAAAGAGGATGCTGTTGCTATAGCAAATATGCGCCGTTAATGTTTACGATAGAACATGAGGAAGACGAAACTATCATTACTATCCTAGATGAGGAAGGCGAACTTGAAGATGTTGGTATTCTGATGTGGGATGATAGAGTATATATTCGTCAGTGGAATGATTACCGACACAGATTTGATTTAATTGCCATGAATGCAGGTATGTACTATAAGTTAATGCAAGCATGGACTCTGCCGGAAGGCGCATATGTTATAGAAAGGAAAAACGTATGATTACTAGAAGTGAAATGATTGAACAGTTAAGCACAAGCACTTGCCGTGTTGTCTTTAAAAAGGTAAATGGTGACGAACGTGATATGCAGTGTACTCTCCGAGAGGATATTATTCCTGCTGCAACTAAAGATGAACCTATCACACAGAAAAAGGTTCGTAATATTAATGAAGAGGTTCTTCCTGTCTATGATATTAATGCTGAGGGTTGGCGCTCTTTCCGTGTTGAGAATGTAGTCTCATTTGACTGTGTATAAATAACACTAAAGGAGAATTATATGTGGATTGATCCCGTAGTTATAAACTGGTTATTCTTTGGTGGCTCTGCTTTCATTGGTTATATGATTGGAAAGCTATGGGGAGTTGGCGAACGAGATGTTATAGTCGGCGACACAATCACATATCTCTGCGAGCAAGGATATATAAAACATCGTTACATTGATGACGGTGAAGAGATTGAAATTATCCTTCTCGACGAAAAAAAATAAAAAATAACGAAAATAATGCTTTACATCTGTAATTGGATGTGTTATAATACTTATATCAAATGAAGGAGATTTGTTATGGTTAAAGAAGTAAAGCGTAAGAAGTTTAAGAAAGCTCGTAAACCAATGTCTGCCGAGAATAAAGCAGCAGCTATTGCAAGATTAGCAGAAGCACGTGAGAAACGTATGGCAGCTAATCCGCCTACCTTTAAGAACATTCATGAGAGTGTATTAAATCGTAGTGAAGATGACATCTTTTACTTCCGTAAGGTCCAGAAATGGATTAAAACTCAAAAAGAGTTGGTTGCATCAGCACGACAAGAAGTTCGTAAGAATGTAAAAGGTGCTGAGAGTAAATTGGCCAATCGTCAGAAGTACGTCAGTAACTTGGAAAAGTTTTTACGTGACGGAGTATTTGTTGATATGTTCTATGGTGAGCATGGAGAACATAAAATTAAATATCGTTGCATTAAGCCATCCTTTGATAAAGATGGTATGATCAAGCGAACTCATGGAGTATTTTATAATGATATTGGAACAATCTATCTCGGAGAAAACACTGTCTATGCCAGTGCCTGATAAACCAAACTTCCTAAATAAATCTGGCTTCTCAACTCTTGTTGAGAAAGCCGTATTCAAGAAAAAAATATCCTATATGGAAGCAATACTTCTTATCTGTGATAAGAACAATATTGAACCAGAGGATGTTAAGAAATTTCTCAACGGTGTTATCGTTGAGAAAGTAGAGGCAGAAGCTATGAATTTGAACTTCTTACCTCGGCAGAATATGTTAATCTTTGAAGATTAAGGGTTTACATTCTGCCTAATTTATGTTATGATATTACAGTACACTTCAGCAAATATAAAGGAAATATAAATGTCTTTTGCAAATCTAAAACGTAATAAATCAAACATCTCTAAACTTATCCAAGCAGCAGAAAGTGCTGGTGGTGGTAATGAAAAGAAATCATATGGAGATGATCGTCTGTGGAAGCCCACTGTGGATAAAGCAGGAAATGGTTTTGCTATTCTCCGTTTTTTACCGGCAGCAGAGGGAGCCGAACTACCATGGGTCCGTTATTGGGATCATGGGTTCAAGGGCCCTACAGGTCAATGGTACATTGAGAAGTCTTTGACTTCAATTGGCCAACAAGACCCTGTCTCTGAGCATAACTCAGAGCTGTGGAACACTGGTATCGAAGCGAACAAAGATACTGTTCGTAGACAGAAACGGCGTTTACACTATGTGGTTAATGCACTTGTTGTATCTGATCCAGCTAACCCTCAGAACGAGGGTAAAGTAATGCTTTATCAGTTCGGTAAGAAAATCTTTGATAAGATCATGGATGTAATGCAACCACAATTTCAGGATGAAGATCCTATCAACCCATTTGATTTCTGGGCTGGTGCAAACTTTAAACTCAAGATCCGTCAAGTAGAAGGCTATCGTAATTATGATAAGTCAGAGTTTGCCTCAGGCACTGCTCTATCTCAAGATGATGACGAGCTGGAGGGTTACTACAACTCTATGCATGATCTAACTGAGTTTACTGATGCTAAGAACTATAAGACATACGATGAGCTAAAAACCAAACTTGATCGTGTTCTTGGTAATCAAACCATGACTACAGCAGCGGCAGTCTCCTTGGATACCGCAGAACCAGCACCAGTCATGGCTAGTATGGAAGCAACTTCTCCTTCAGAAACTATTGCTCCTACTACAGCTGCAGAGATGTCGGAAGACAATGATGACACTATGTCCTACTTTGCTAAACTTGCAGCTGAAGGTTAATAACTAAGACCATTGTTATTATGAGAAAGGGAGCTTCGGCTCCCTTTTTTA